ATACAGATTTCAAATTAAGAAACGCATTTGAAAGATGGCAAAATGGTATCAACAATATGTCAGACAATGAGGGATTAACAAATCCTGCTGACTATCAAGTTGACGCTTTTGTAGATCATTTAGACAGAAATGGTAACACTATTAAGTCTTACACATTGAGAGGACTATTTCCGATAACAATATCTGAGATAGGACTATCATATGCTCCGACAACGGACATTGAGACTTTTGGTGTAACGTTTAGATACCAATTCTTTGAATCGAATACTACTACTTAATATCTTGTATAAGTATTAAGACAGGAGAAAAATATTATGGCTGAACTATTTGGATTTAGTATCACTCGTGCTAAAAAGCAAGACGATCCAAAACAAAGCTTTACTGTAAAACAAGCGGATGACGGTACTCAAACCGTCGCCGCTGGTGGTTATTTTGGTCAGTACCTTGACATGGAAGGTACTGCCAAAACAGAGGCAGATTTAATCCGTAGATACAGAGAGATTTCAATTCATCCTGAATGTGACATGGCAATAGAGGATATTGTCAATGAAGCAATTGTGGCTAATGAATTGAAAGACGCTGTTAGGGTTAACATTGATAACTTGCCTTATGGTAAAGATATACGAGTTAAAATTGAGGATGAGTTTAAAGAAATATTAAGGCTAATGAGCTTTAATACAAAAGGGCATGACATCTTTAGAAGATGGTATGTTGACGGTAGAATATTCTATCAAAAGATTATTGATAGAGAAAGTCCTAAAAAAGGGATTACAGAATTAAAATACATTGATCCTAGAAAGATCAAAAAAATAAGAGAAGTTAGAAAGAAAAGACCTGAGGGTGCTACAGGTCCTAACATGCTTAACGTAGTAGATGAGTTTGTTGAATATTATCTATTCAATGAAAGAGGTATTACAGGTACTACTTCAGGCATGGGTATTAAAATCGCACCTGACACTATTGCTTTTTGTCCATCTGGTTTAATAGATCAGAATAAAAACATGGTGTTATCTTATTTACACAAGGCAATTAAACCTGTCAATCAATTAAGAATGATTGAAGACGCAACTGTTATTTACAGAATAGCAAGAGCGCCTGAAAGAAGAATATTTAAGATTGATGTAGGTAATTTACCTAAAGTAAAAGCTGAACAATATTTAAGAGATGTAATGGCAAGATATAGAAATAAACTTGTCTATGACGCTTCTACTGGTGAAATAAGAGACGATAGAAACTATATGTCAATGTTAGAAGACTTTTGGTTACCTAGTAGAGAAGGTGGCAGAGGCACTGATATATCAACTTTACCTGGTGGTCAAAACTTAGGTGAGATTGCTGACATAGAGTATTTTCAAAAGAAATTATATAGATCATTAAACGTACCTGTAAGTAGATTAGAAGGCTCACAAGGTTTTAATTTAGGTAGATCAACAGAGATTACTAGAGACGAACTTAAATTTACAAAATTTGTACAGAGATTAAGAAAGAAATTTACAGAATTATTTAATGACATATTAAGAACCCAATTAGTTTTAAAAGGCATTATTGCTGAGACTGATTGGTCATCAATAAGAGATAACTTACAATATGACTTCATACAAGATGGACATTTTGCTGAATTAAAACAAACAGAAATGATGAGAGAACGATTAGGTTTAGCAAATGAAATGAGAGATTATATAGGTAAGTTTTACTCAGTTAAATATGTTAGAAAACATGTGTTAAAACAAAATCAAAGAGAGATCGAAGATATGGATAAAGAGATTAGAAAAGAAATCGAAGATAAAATTATCCAAGATCCTATGGCACAAGTTACTAACAGCGAAGATTTATAATAGGAGAATAAAATGGCAGAAAATACAACTAAAGACTTTATTGACGCTTTAGCTCAAGGTAAAAATGATGACGCTGGTGAAGCGTTTAAAAATGCTTTAAGAGGTAAAGTTGGTGATAGTTTAGATCAAATGAGAAAAGATTTAGCAGGAAATTTATTTAACGGTGACGGAACTGTTAATGCTGAACCTCATAGTGATCCTAAACCAGAGATTGCTGATCCAGGTACTTTTAATAAAGATGGTTCTGTAAGTGCTACACCTGATGGCAAAGCAGAGGTTGATTTAACACAACCCTCAGTAACAGGTGTTGATATAGAAAATGCCTAAAGTCAGTAATCTTTTTGAACAAAAAAAGTTAGTAAATTCAAAGGCTTACAACTCTTTAACGCCTAAGATGAAAGAGGCAGTTGAAGAAATGTTTAAAATGATTAACAACAAAGGCAATATTATTTTCAATGTAGAAAATGCTGTTGACAGAGTTGCTGAAATAAAGAAGATTAATAAAGACGAACTATATCAATATATTGAAAAAGAAACAAACGAACAATTAGGAGTGTAAAATGGCATATCAAGGATCTTTCAAATTAAAAGGTGCTACTACATCTGCTGGGAGTGCTATCTCAGCTAGTAATTTTAGTAGAGCTCATTTTGTAAGAATACAAACACAGGCAGCCACAAACACTGTTACAGTCGTTGACTCAGATGACGTAGCTATAGGAACTTGTATATTGGTAACAGCAGGTGATTCAATAGTTATAGAAAAATCGCCTGGCGATAAAGTTTCAACATCTGGTAATGCTGTAGGCAGTGCCGTTGCTAGAACTGGTTAATAATTATGGCAATAACTACGACACAAGTGGTTGATGATAGTTTTAAAACTATTACATTTGGTAAAGGCATAGGTAACGAAAGTGAACAAACTTTTGTTGAAACAGAAAAATTGTTAAATGCTTCAAGTGAACCAAAAGTGTCTATTGCTAATTTAGAATATGAGATAATAGGTACAGGTACTTGTACTATATTTTTTAAAAACGATACAACAAAAAAGGTTGAGATCAGTGGTAGAGGTAATTATGGTCTTAAACCTAGCGAAGAAAAGATAAAGAATGTAGTTGGCGATATTTTATTATCAAGTGACAGTAATGTGTCAACTTATAATATTATATTAGAAACACATAAAGAAGAGGGATTTAATGGCTGATACAGTAACAAGTCAAACTATAGCAGATACATCTGGTCTAAAGTTTACCGTAAAACTGACTAACTTTTCAGACGGTACTGGTGAAACACAAGTTAAAAAAGTAGACGCTTCAGAGCTTACTTTTATGACCGAAGATGGCAATAGAAAAATCAGTAAAATATGGTATTCAGTAAATACAGCTAATCCTAAGTCAGCAGTTGAGTTAATATGGGACGGTGCTACTAACGCTACAGCTGTGTTTTTGAGTGGTCAAAGTCATTTTGATTTTAGACCATCAGGTAGTGAGATTCCTAATAGTGCTACTACACCTACTGGTGATGTATTATTAAGTACACATAATTTTGCTAGTGGTGATAATTACACAATTGTAATAGAGTTTAGATAAAAAAACTTATAAATAGTAAGTATAAGAGAGAGAACTTATGAAACTAATATCGGAAGAAATACAACAAGCCGAATATCTGGTAGAAGAGAAAAACGGTAAGAAAGAATACAAGATAAAAGGTGTTTTCTTACAGTCAAATATCAAAAACAGAAACGGTCGTATATACCCCAAAGAAATTTTAGACAAAGAAGTCAAAAGATATAACGCAGAATTTATCAATAAAAACAGAGCGTTCGGCGAGTTAGGACATCCTGACGGACCTACTGTTAACTTGGAAAGAGTTAGTCACATGGTGAAAAAACTCTATCCAGAAGGTGATAACTTTATTGGTGAAGCTAAGATAATGAATACACCATACGGTAAGATTGTAAAAGGTCTTATTGATGAGGGTGCCCAATTAGGAGTATCTAGTCGAGGTATGGGTTCATTGGAGCAAAAAAATGGCGCAAACTATGTAGGAAGAGATTTCTACTTAGCTACAGCTGCTGACATTGTTGCTGATCCTTCAGCTCCAGACGCTTTCGTTGAAGGCATTATGGAAAACAAAGAATGGGTGTGGGACAATGGTGTTCTAGTTGAAAGAGATATAGAAGCTTGGAAACTAGAGCTAATTCAAACAAAAAAACGAGCATTAGAAGAAAAGAAATTAAAAATCTTTGAAACTATGCTTAAAAAACTTTAATATTATAAATATCTAGCAAAGTAAAAATAACTAGTTATTTTAATAAAGAGGAGATTTCTCAAATGGCCGAAACAGAAAAACAAGTAGAGGCGTTGGAAAAAGAGGTACAACCTGTAGAAGAAGCAAATGCTGCTAATCCACAGGCTGACGCTCCGAAAAAGAATGCTGTAGCGGCAGAACCTTCACCGTTGAAAAATGACGCTGAAGATTTAGGCGCACCAGTTGTTAAACCATCTGACAGCAATCCTGACGCAACTAAAAAAGTTAGTCAAGTTTCAGACGTTGTGTCTAAATCAAGTCAAGTGGCTGCTGAGCCATCACACTTGAAGAAGGCAAAAATGGAAGAAGCTGACAAAGAGAAATCAGACAAAGACGACAAAGCAGAAGCAATGCACGACAAAGAAGACGAGAAGAAAAAAATGATGAAAGCTGGAACTATGATGAAAGCTGGTTATCATAAAGAAGAATCTGAAGAGTCTTATGATGTTAAAGCAGATGTTGACGCACTTGTCGGCGATTCTGATTTATCTGAAGAGTTTAAAGAAAAGGCTGCTACTATTTTTGAAGCTGCTATTAAATCAAAAGTTAAAGCTGAAACAGCTAAACTTGAAGAAGAATACGCTCAAAAATTAGAAGAAAGCCAAGAATCTTTTAAAAGCGAATTAACTGAAAAAGTTGACTCTTACCTAAACTACGTTGTAGAAGAGTGGATGAAAGAAAATGAAATCGCTATAGAAAGAGGAATTAAAGGTGAGATCGCTGAAGACTTTATTGGTGGTCTTAAAAAACTATTTGAAGATCATTACATTGATGTTCCAGATGAAAAATATAACGTCTTGGAAGATCAAGCTTCTAAAATAGAAGACTTAGAGAAGAAACTTAACGAAGAGATCGAAAAGAACGTTGACCTTCATAAGAGTAACAGTGAGTTAAAAAGACAAGACATCATAGATGAAATGTCAAAAGACCTTGCTGATACTGCTAAAGAAAAGTTTGACGGACTTACAGAATCAGTTGAGTATTCTACTGAGAATGACTTTAGAAAAAAAGTTGAGACACTAAAAGAGTCTTACTTTGGTACTAAAGAAGAAGCTAAAGGTAGTGATATAGATGATGTAGCGGCAGGCGCTGAACCAACTGAAACAGTTGATTTAACGAATGCTATGGCTGCTTATACCGCCGCTATTACAAAAACAAAAGACATTAAACTGTCTAAAAAATAATAGAAAAGAGGGAGAAAAACAAAATGTTTTTATCTGAACAAGTAGAAAAAAAATGGCAGCCAGTCTTAGAACATCCTGATTTACCAAAAATCACGGATTCATATAGACGTGCCGTTACAAGCGTAATCTTGGAAAACCAAGAGAAAAGTTTAAGAGAAGATAAGGCGTTTATCTCTGAAGCTGCTCCTGCTAACCAAACAGGATCTAGCGTTGACAATTGGGATCCAATCCTAATTTCATTAGTAAGAAGAGCTATGCCAAATCTAATCGCATATGATATATGTGGAGTACAACCAATGACTGGTCCAACTGGTCTTATATTTGCTATGAGAAGCAGATTTACAAGTCAGTCTGGAACAGAAGCGTTGTTTGACGAAGCAGATACAGATTTCTCTAGTAGAAATGCTGCTGGTGACTCAACAACAAATACTGGTGTAACAGAACAAAGAGGTACTAACCCAGCGATTCTTAACGACAGCCCAACAGCTGGACAAGAATATTCAACTGGTCAAGGTATGACAACTGCTTATGCTGAAGCATTAGGTGATTCATCTAACAATGCTTTTGCTGAAATGGCTTTCTCAATTGAGAAATCAACTGTGACTGCTAGAAGTAGAGCTCTTAAAGCTGAGTACACTATGGAATTAGCACAAGACCTTAAAGCTATTCACGGCTTAGACGCTGAGACTGAATTGGCTAACATCCTATCTGCTGAAATCTTAGCTGAGATCAACAGAGAAGTTGTAAGAACAATTTACATCAATGCTGAAAAAGGTGCTTCTGCTAACACTGGTACAGTTAACACAACAACTGAAGGTATCTTTGACTTAGATACAGACTCAAATGGTAGATGGTCTGTTGAGAGATTCAAAGGTCTTATGTTCCAAGTTGAGAGAGAAGCTAACGCTATCGCTCAAAGAACAAGAAGAGGAAAAGGAAATATCCTTATTACTTCTTCAGACGTTGCGTCTGCTCTTCAAATGGCAGGTGTACTAGACTATACTCCAGCGTTAAACAACAATCTAAACGTTGACGA